ATGATTGGAATCCCAATACTAGAGAACTACTATTAACATTTGAAATTGACGAATTAGCATTTATTGATGGTGGTATTCCATCTAGTGAAGAAGCTACAGTTCAATTTGATGCTGGTGTTGCTGGTAGTGCTGGTGCTCTTGATTCTCCACATGTTGTTCTTACTGTATTAGGATCTACAATTATAACTCTTACAAACCCAATTTCAACTCTTCAGGATAAAGAATTCCAAGATATTTTAGAAAATGAGGGTGCTGGTGATGGTATACCTGATCTAGTTAATACATCAACTGATTATGAGAATCAAATTAGTTTGGATGGTGGTATTTACAGTTCTCTTTATGGTATTGAAGAAACGCAAGGTGGAACAAATACTACATTATTACAAGTTGGTGATAGCGTCAAAGATGCTAATGTACCATTTAGATATGCAAACATTGCCATAGCAGGTGGACTTAGTGAAGGAAGAGAGCACAATGCTATTGTTAATATAACTTTGGATGCTTTGGATGGTAATGGTCAAAACTTTAGTGTTAATGAAATTGTTACTGGAGATACATCTGGTGTTAGAGGAACAGTAGTTTCTTGGGATTTATCAAATAAAGTTCTTCAGTTAAAGGATGTCACTGCATTCAATACTGGTGATGTTAATGTTGGAGAAGCTGGATATCTATATAAATTTGCTGAGAATAGCACGATTGTTGATGTTGTAATTCAAAATGCAGGAACAAACTATTCCGCAATACCAACAGTGGCATTTGAATCTATTGGTGATATACAGGCAACAGGAACAGTTACTATGACAGTTGCTGGCGACCAAGTTGGAGGAATTACCATTACAAATGGTGGATATGGTTATGTGCAGAGTGTAGACAACTCATATAATATACACCCAACAATTACATTCACTAATGCTGGTGGAGATACCACAGGTTCTGGTGCTGTTGGATATGCAATTATGGGTGGTGAAAAGGTCTCTGGAAATAACGGAGCACAGTATAGAAGGGACATCCACGGTTTTCTTCCAGAAATAATGCAAAGGATCTACGATGAACGTACGATCTATAAGAAGAAGATGATACAAGCGAAGAAGGACTATGAAAGTTCTCCTTCCGATAAACTTAGGAAAGATATTTCTAAGTTTAATAACATCCAGATGGCAAGAAAGATCCAACTTAACTCTGCCTATGGTGCTATTGGTAACCAATACTTTAGGTATTACAATCTTGCTAATGCTGAAGCAATCACATTATCAGGACAGGTCTCTATCAGATGGATAGAGAATAAGATGAATACTTACCTCAACAAATTATTAAAGACAGAAGATTATGATTACGTTATTGCTAGTGATACCGATAGCATTTACTTGCACCTTGGTCCTCTTGTGGAGAAGGTATTCCAGAACAGAGAGAAGAGCGATCAAAGCACACTTAGGTTCCTTGAGAAGGTGTGTGACGTGGAATTTGAGAAGTATATCGAGAATTCTTACGAGGAGTTGGCCACCTATGTAAACGCATACTCTCAGAAGATGGTCATGAAGAGGGAGAACATTGCCAACAAAGGTATATGGACTGCCAAGAAACGATACATCTTAAATGTATGGAATAGTGAGGGTGTTCAGTATGCTGAACCTAAACTAAAGATGATGGGTATCGAAGCAGTTAAGTCTTCCACACCTATGCCATGCAGAGGTGCTATTAAAGAAGCACTTGAGTTGGTCATGACCAAACAAGAATCTGATGTGCAGAAATTCATTGCACAGTTTAGAAAGAAGTTTGAGTCTATGCCATTGGAGGATATATCATTTCCTCGTAGTTGCAATAACATAGAAAAGTTTACATCCACCAAGGACATATATGGTAAGGGGTGTCCTATACACGTTCGTGGATCTCTACTTTATAATCATTATGTGAAGAAGCATAAGATACAAAACAAGTTTCCTTTCATCCAAGAGGGTGAGAAGATCAAATACCTTTACCTTCGTAAACCTAATCGCATAGGAGAGAATGTTATCTCATTCTTCCAGACTCTTCCAACCGAGTTCGAACTTGACGGATCAGTGGATTATGAGGTACAATTTGACAAGAGTTTCTTGTCTCCTATTAAGGGTATCCTTGATGCAATAGGTTGGACACCAGAAAAAAAAGTTACATTGGAGCATATTTTCGGATGACAAGTTCATTTTTACAGGACATAGCAGGAGAAATAGGTAATGAATACGCTAGTATCGTTAGTGATGGTGTCGCTTCTGGTGACACAAATAATTTTATCGACACGGGCAGTTACCTCTTTAACGCTCTTGTCTCAGGAAGCATCAAAGGTGGAGTTCCAGGGAACAAGATCACAGCTCTCGCAGGTGAGTCGAGTACAGGCAAAACTTATTTTTGTCTTGGGATTGTACAGTCTTTCCTCAACGACCATAGTGATGGTGGGGTTATTTATTTTGAGTCTGAGAGTGCTATAAGTAAAGAGATGATTGAGAGTCGTGGTATCGATTCTAATCGTATGATGATTGTGCCTGTTGTAACTGTACAGGAGTTTCGTCAGCAAGCAATTAAGATTATTGATAAGTATCTGGCACAGAAAGAAGAAGAACGTAAACCATTGATGTTTGTGTTAGATAGTCTTGGTATGTTATCTACCAGTAAAGAGGTAGAAGATACTGAAGCAGGTAAAGATACTCGTGACATGACTAGAGCACAGGTTGTTAAGTCTATCTTCAGAGTTCTTACTCTCAAATTAGGTAAAGCAAATGTACCAATGATTGTTACCAACCATACCTATGATGTAGTGGGTGCTTATGTACCTATGAAAGAGATGGGTGGTGGTAGTGGTCTTAAGTATGCAGCATCTACTATCATATACCTCAGCAAATCTAAAGAGAAAGATGGTAAGGATGTGATCGGTAACATTATCAAATGTGAGACTAAGAAGTCTAGGTTCACCAAAGAGAATGCTAAGATAGAATCAAGACTATTCTATGATGAGAGAGGACTTGATAAGTATTATGGTCTTCTTGAGTTAGGAGAGAAACACGGAGTGTTTACAAGAATAGGTAACAGATATAAGATGGGAGAAGTTAATCTATATCCTAAACAAATCTTGAGTAACCCAGAGAAATATTTCACACCCGAAGTTCTACAAGCACTAGATGAAGTTGCTGCTAAGGAGTTCGGATATGGAGCTTAAAGATTATGTCAGACACTACCCTCTGGCATTAGATCCCAGTCTCTGTCGTAATATCATTGATCTAGGAAAGAAAACTGAACTAGAAAGGTGGGAGCAGAAGGGTAGACCTCAATGGAATATGTTTAACATTACCCATGAGATCGAGAAAGAAAATCCTAAGGATGAATGGGTTAAGATTCATCAACAATTGATCCAATATATCAAGCGTCTCTCTGAGATCTATATGGCAGAGGTCAATTGTAAAGACTTCTGGCCAATAGAAAATTCATTTGAGCAAATTAAACTCAAGCACTATGATAAAGAAAAGAATGATAGGTTTGATCTACATGTGGATGTAGGTAACCATGATAGTGCTAGAAGATTCCTTGCCTTGTTCTTTTATCTTAATGATGTTGACAAAGGTGGAGAAACATGCTTTCATAATATAGATCACAGCATCCAACCAAAGGAGGGTAGTGCTTTAGTCTTCCCTCCCACATGGATGTTCCCTCACTCAGGAAAAGCACCCCTGTCTCATGACAAGTGGGTGGTCAGCACTTATTTACACTACCTCTAATGCAAAAGATCGAAGAGATCACCCTCAGTAAACTCATCCTTGATGAGAATTATTGTAGGCAAGTCATGCCTTTTCTTAAGGATGATTATTTTGACACCATTAATAATAAGGTTTTGTTTACTGCTGTACAGGAGTATGTACAGGAGTTCTCTGCAATGCCTGAACCTCAGGCACTTAAGATTGAGGTAGAAAAAAGGAGAGATATAAGTGAAGAAATCATTAAGGAGATCGAAGATTTCCTAGATAATAGGATTGATAGAGATCATTATAATAAAGATTGGTTGTTAGATACAACAGAAAAGTGGTGTAAGGAACGTGCTATCTACCTTGCTCTCATGGATAGTATTAAGATTGCTGACGGTCAGGATAAGACACAAAGTAAGGATGCTATTCCACATATCATGTCGGAAGCATTAGGTACAAGTTTTGATGACACAGTTGGACACGATTATATTAGAGACGCAGATCAAAGATACGATTTCTACCACACCATTGAGGAAAAGATTCCGTTCGATTTGGAACTCCTCAACAAGATTACAAAGGGTGGACTTCCTAATAAAACTCTCAACATTGCTCTTGCAGGTACTGGTGTGGGTAAGTCTTTGTTTATGTGCCATTGTGCTAGTTCTAGTTTACTCCAAGGTAAGAACGTTCTCTATATTACTTTGGAGATGGCTGAAGAGAAGATTGCAGAAAGGATAGATGCTAACTTACTTAATGTACCTATCCAACAACTCCAAGATCCACTCTTTAGTAAGGCACAATTTAGGACTAAGATAGACAAGCTAAATAAAAAGACACAAGGCAGACTTATCATTAAGGAATACCCAACTGCATCTGCTCATGTCGGTCACTTTAAGTCACTGATCAATGAGTTAGCAATGAAGAAAGGGTTTAGTCCTGATATTATATTCATAGATTACCTTAATATATGTTCGTCATCTCGTTATAAAAATACAATTGTTAATTCTTACACGTTCGTTAAAGCAATTGCTGAGGAACTTAGGGGTCTTGCGGTGGAAGCAAATGTCCCAATCGTCTCAGCTACTCAGACTACTCGTTCTGGATATGGTAGTTCTGATGTGGATCTTACTGATACCTCCGAATCCTTTGGTCTCCCTGCTACTGCTGACCTCATGTTTGCTCTTATTAGTACAGAGGAGCTCGAGGGAGTAAATCAAATAATGGTTAAACAATTAAAGAACCGTTATAATGATCCAACAGTTCACAAAAGATTTGTCATAGGTATTGACAGATCAAAGATGAAGCTGTATGATTGTGAACAGCAGCAACTTACCGACTCAGGTAGTGAAGAAGAGGTCTTAGAGATTGCCAAGACCGCCACCAAATTCGATTCATTTAAGATATGAGCAAGAAGAATTCCCACGGACATGACCACGACCATGAAAATGAAGTACCTGGTCCTGTACCCTTTGACCCTGCATCAACTGACAATGCACAGAAAGTAGCAGAGGAAATGAATAACTCTGCACAAGATGCCAAAGATGATATGGCAGAAGGTGCTAAGAAGATTGCAGATGAAACACCTAAAACTCCAGAAGATTTTATCAAACAGAAAGGGTTTACTGCATGGCAAGCAGCAGAGAAAATTAGAACCGATGAAAAGAAGAAGAAGGACAAGACTAAGTTTCAGATAGACTTAGACAAGTACATGGACTTCCAAGACAAGACTTGTTCTGATGCTAGTAAAGATAAGATACAATACATTGATAGGTTGAGACAACTATCTGAACAGGGATGTGACATTGCTCGTTTAGATACTGCATCTCAAGGACTAACTGCTGAAGCAGGTGAGTTTTGTGAGATTGTTAAGAAGCTGAAGTACCAAGGGAAACCTTGGAACGATGCTAACAAAGAGCATCTTATCAAAGAGTTGGGTGATGTACTATGGTATGCTGCGTGTGCAGCAAGGGCACTTGACATTCGTTTGGATGAAGTGTTCTATACTAACTCACTTAAACTTGCTGCTAGATATCCTGGTGGTGAGTTCTCAATCGAAGAATCAGAGAACCGTAAGGAGGGTGACATATGATTTATGTAATGGGTGCACTCGCTACCATCGTACTAATTGGTGTAATATATACATTAT